GTTCGTCTAAAAACTTTTTCTTCTGCTATAAAATCTTCAAATACTTCATAGCAAATATTATTTTTATCTAATAAATTTTCTAATTTATTTTCAGCTTCTAAATCTTTTTTAGAAGTATATAACTCAATATTAATTTGTTCTACTTTTAATAAAACTTTATCATCTGCAAAAAAATTACTTGTACTTTCAACTAGATAAGTTATAAAAGGTAATGTTTGTCTTTGTTTAAAATGAGAATATGCAACTGGATACCCTGTTTCTTTTAAAATATTATTAAGTTCTTCTAATGTCATTTTCTTATTAATCTCTCTGTTTCTTTAATATACTTCTCAACAGCTTCTTCAGCTACTGGTCTTATATGTACTTTTGCTGGAGTTCTTCCCCCATTAGCATTAGCATGACCAAATTCTAATAAATGAGTTAATTGGTAATCCGTTTTATTATGAACTATCTTTTTACCTCTTTTTTCAGTTGTTACTCTCCAGCCTTTTTTATAATCACCCGTTTTCTTTGGGCTTTTTTCTCTTAATTTTTTAACAGCCTCTTTAGATATACTTTCTCTTGCAGATAACATTCCTCTTTCCACTCCATTTATATAAGCTGTTAAATATCTTGTAATTTCATTTCCAACATTTTTTTTAGCCAATTCCTAACACCTTCTCACATATCAACTCTATTCTATCAGTAGAATTTAAATAAGTTCTTATTACTTTATATACCTCTTCTTCAAATTCAACTTTTTCTTCATTGTTGTATTCAAAAGAATTTATTACAAAAACTATTGAAGGCTTAAATCCTGTTGTTGCAGCATTATAAAATTCACTTCTAGTTATAGATTTACAACTACAAAATACTTCTGTCTTTATTTCTTTAATAGTTTGATTACCAATACTATCAAATTCATAACTTTCTTTTATTAATGTTAACTCATGTAGCCACATTATAATCACCACACAAACTTAAACTTTGTTTTAATAATAAGTAAGATTTATAATATTTCTCACTATCGTTATTATCTAATCCAAAGTTAGCTTTAACATATAATATTATTACTCGTTGTATTATTGGATCATCTTCCCTTACTTTTCTAACCCCAGAAATACTTAAATCTATTTTACAAGCTGATATTAAATCTTGTATTTCATCATCAAACTTATTAGATTTTATCCTTAGTGCTAATTTAACCTTTTGTAACATATTATTCTCCTATAATGCTAAGTG